TATTTGCAGCTGTTGTATCATATTTTCCTACGTATGATCCTGCCATTATTATCCTCCCATAAACCAAACAAATGCTTTGTCATTTTCTTGGTTGTTTTTTAATATTAATTCATTAACAGAACGTTCTACTTCACGCTGGAAGTAGTCTGTTTCTGAAAATGCAAATCTTATGTTATCTATATCTATTGTATCACTCATCGTAATCCTGATTTAATTGCTATTAAGTCTATACCTTGAGCATCATTCCATGTTGTAGCTGCTGCTATAGCAACTCCAATCTTATGATACCTTCCAGAAGATCTAACTGGAATATCTCCATTACTTTGTAAACTAGAATAACTTGTGCTAGTTCCGCTATCTGCTAATCTAAGTCTGCTAGTAACTCTTGCAGTAGACGTTCCATCCACTAAAGGTCTTACCATAGTAATAGTAGTTCGTGCTCCTGGTGCAGGTTCTATTTCACCTGTTTCTAATGTAGCTGCTAAATTAGATCCATCAAACTGAATAAGTTTATGATCTGAATCAAACCCTGCAAAATTAACTACACCACCTTGCCAATATCTTGAGTCAAGAGATACTGTTAAACTATCTAAACTTGAAGATGCTGTATCTAGTGTATCTACTGTAAAGGCTTCAGAAAATTGTGTAAAAATCATTTCAGCTGCTGTTTCTACAACTGACCAACGATTAACAGAATAATTATAAATTAATAATCTGTCTTGGACTCCTGTTGTAGCATCCGTACTAGGATATGACCAAACTGCTAAGTGATTTAATGGATCTGTTGCCGCTATAATATTTTGTTGGTAACCAGCAGATAAATTATCTTTAAAATAATCATTAACTTTATGCTGACCTATTGCTTTAACATTTTCACCATCTATTTCAAAAAAACCATCTTGTGAATAAAAGAATACTCGTTTACCTACATGAGCTATTGCTTTAGCAAAAATAGAACCTCTGTTTTTAGATACAACAGAAAATCTAAATACTGTTGTTCCTCCAACATAGTCCATACGAGTTATTTGGTTTTCTTGAAATATATAACCATACTCACCACCTACAATACCAGTTATTTCACCACCATCTGCTAAGTCTTGATAATCAGATTGTTTAGTACCAGATGTCCAAGTTTCAACATCATTAATACCTGACCATTGTACTCTGTTCTTAACTGTTTTAATTCTTCCTACTACTAAGAAATCTCTAATAACTGCAGAAAATGTAAATACAGGTGGAGAACCACCTAGATCTGCAAATGCACTAGAAGTTCCTACTACAAATTTTTGTGGTGAATCTTCTCCATTAGAGGCAACTACTGTTGTTCCAAAGTTAGAAAACGACCAGAAGTTATCAGCTCCTGCATTGTATGTTGTACTAGCTTGGCTAACATCTGAAAATGTTTCACCAGATAATTTGTATAATTTTGATTTAGTACCTGCAAAAGTATAAACGTTTGCACTATTATCTTTAGTGGAAAATCCACCAAAGCATTGACTATCTAGTGCGTTTGATTTTTGTTGTGATGCTTTAAATGGTTTGTAACTAACAGCTGCAGGAAATACATTAGTTGCAGTTGTAGCTCCCTTATTCAAATGATCTGGAATATCGGGTAACCATTCTCCAAAAGGTACTTGCATTATCTATTCCTATAAAACGATAAATCAGTTTGAACATCTGTTCTTTGTTGAACAGGTGCTCCACCATAATTATCTTGTTTGTCATTATTTTCGCATCTTTCAAGAGCTGCGATATACATTTGTAACCAATTGCTTTTTTGGTCTGGATCTACTCCACCAATAAAATTAGATGCATGGTAAAGACTACCATACAAATAAATACCTGGATGATTACTTAAAATATAATTACTGGAATTGGCATTATTTGAGCTAAGAGATTCCAAGTTTTTATAATATGATAAGTAGCCAGTATAAGTAGTGTCAGGACTAGGACCAAATCTAAAGTGTTCGGTTTCATTATCTGCCTCAATTGTATATGATCTAGGTCTACCAGTTCTAGAACCTCCTCTAATTTCAAACATATTATGTGGTGTAATATATTCTAAAGGAAATTTAGTACTAGCTGATAGAATATAAAAGGATCTAACACCAATAAAACCAGTTGGTACAGTTACAGTCTCAGCATTAATAGTAACAGTATCAATCTGTTCCATCTGTCTAATCCTTAATTTTGAATTAAAATCAGCTTCAGTTAATTTGATAAAATCATCAGCAATCTCATTTGTCAAATCACTTCGATTTAACCAATTAGCTATAGCTGTTTTTAATGATGTGTAAGTATTTAATGCCATTATAATGATCCTTCTGATGTTCTAAAATATCTAAAATCACTAGAATTTAATTTTCTAGTTAATATTTTTTTTTGTGTTTCTTTTGGTAAAGCCCACCAATTACGTGTACCATTATATTCTTTTGTCCATATTTGTAATATAATAGGCGGTACACTAGCAACTCTTCTCATGTCTCTAGAAGCAGTATAACCATCGTTTAAGTTATAAAGTTCTTTATTCCTTTTCATTAAAGGATTGAGATCTTGCTGATTATTAATTGTTAATTTACCATCAGACTCTTGTATATATTTAGTCTTGGTATTATCAGCATTCCATTCTGTTGCTCTGACTTTTGCCATTATTCAGATAATTGTGATATATATATAGCTCCTGTGCCAGATGCTAATATAGCAGCAACTTTTTCGCCTGGAGAAACTTTCCAAATTTCAATTTCTTTAGCAGGTAAAAATGTTTTGCTTGATGTAGCAGTAGGTGAAGCAGCAAAAGTAATCCAACAATCAGTATCAGATACGATTCTTACATATTCTACATTTTCTCCAAATGCCGCAGAAGCTGCAGAACTGTTTGATGTTGCTACTTTTTCTAAAGTAACTTCCCTTAATCCATAGTTCATATTTTGTTCTCCTTATGTTTTGGTAATGTTCCCAGAACGTTCCAGGAACATTTACCGATTTAAATTATCTTCTTATAACGAATGTTACGCCAAGTTTTTTGGTTCCAGTTGATCCACCATCTGTAATCATTTCGATTGATCCATCTTCAGCAACGTCATTTGCTGCAGTTGGTTCTGCTGTATCAATATCACCTGCTGCTGAACCTGAATTAGCTACAGTAATTGCTCCACCAGTAATTGCAGTTCCACCAATTTCAAAAGTGATTGCTGCATCGCCACCAGATATAGCACCTTGTAAAGCAGTAATAATTTTAATTACTTTTCCTCCATCAGGTACTGCTACGTAAGTAGATGATGCTGTTGATACGTCTGCGATTTCTCCGTATATAAAATAGTCGTTTAATGTTCTCATGTTTATATTCCTTTAATGTTCCGCCTTTAACCTTCTCTCAAGACTTCATTGTTAGAATCTGCTGGGCGAGCAGATTTAAGGTTACTCGCCCAAACAGTTATTTAGTTATTACGATGTTGTCAAGTCTGCTACGCAGCCACTTGCAGCTTCGTTTCTAGATTCCAGAGTTGCTTCTAAAAGAAGTTGTTTTTTCTCTGTGTCTCCAGTTTTTGAAAGATCATGCATTTGAAAGTCTCTTAAGAAAGCTACTCCCCAGTAATCCATGTCTAATACCCAAGCATCTCTATCTCTAGAGAATCTGTTAGGTACTACTTGAAGCTGACCAAAGTCAGAAGCGTAAACATCAACTGATGTATACAAAGTTGCATCAGCACCTGCATCGAATCTAGTACTATTACCAGTAAATCCTGATAATTTTTGCTTGTTGAAAGGACCAACCATAACCATAGTTGGATTTCCACCTTGCTCCCATACTGATTTAATTACAGATTTTAAGAGAGATTCTGTGAAAACTCTTTGAGTTCCATCAGTTGCTGCAGTATTACCTGCTGCTCCAGATGTTCCAGAAGTTCCCATTACGTCATTAGTAGCAACCCATGCTCTTAATGAACCCATTTCTCTTGCTGTTGTAGCGTTACCTGTTACTTCAGCGTTGTTTGTTGTTAACATTGCTTCCAAGTCTCTTTTAAGCTCTTTAGCTCTTTTAGCTACTTGATAAGCGATCTCAGATGCTCTACCAGCTTTGTTAACTGCTTCTTGCGTACCTGTGATTACAACTGTTTTGTCCATAATTTGACAAGAGTTAGATAATCTAGTTGTTGCAGAAGTAGAATCCAAAGTGG